ACGCGCACCTCGAACTCGGTGAGGCGATCAAGTGCGCCGACGACCTTGTGCCCCTTGTCGTTGACGCGATACAACAGGAGCCACCGCGGACCTGGCCCGTCGTAGAACTCCTTGCAGCGGTTCGTCACGTCGACGCCATCGACAAAGACGTGCAGGTCGATCCCCTTCGCTTCATAGCCGCGGTGCGTCAGTGGATCGACGTAGCCCCACCACTCCACGCCGCCGGGCCCATCGGCCAGGACGCCTGGGTGCACCACCGCGGCGCGGCGCGTGGCCACGCCGTCGACGAAGTCCGCGACGCTGTCCTTGGCCGCGCCGAGCAGCACCACCGCGTCGGTGAGGCGCACGTCGGCCACCATCGCCTCGACGGCCGCCATCGCCTGGCGGATCGCGAGCTCCGCCGCCGTGAGGCGCAGCAGGTCGGCGCGGCGCGGGGTCTCGCTCACGCCACGGCCTCCGGCGCCCCGCGCATCACGGCGCCGCGCAGGAACAGCAGGTCGAGGACCTCGGCGTCATACCCGGCCTGCGCGACCGCGGCCATGAAGTGGAAGTCGCCCTCGTAGGAGTCGCCGTAGGCCTCGACGTGTCGCTCCCAGACGTCGCGGCGCGCGATGCAGCACCCGAGGTCGATCGCGCCGCAGCGCGGCGGCCACGGCGCGCCGGCGGGCCACGTGGCGCCGCCCTTCTGCGCCTTGACCACGATGATCGGTGGCAGACCTGAGCGCCAGGCGAAGTCCTGCACGAGGGCGACCACGTCGGGCCCGGCGAGCTCGTCGTCGTCGGCGAGGATGTGCACGTAGTCGCCGTGCACCGCGTCGACGTAGTGCGGGATCTGCGTGAACATGCCGCCGACGTAGTCGGGCACGACCAGGTGCTCGATCGCCGCGACGGCGGTCTGCGCCTGCACGCTGGCCAGGCAGCGCAGCAGCGCCTGCGGCCGCCGGAACGTCGGCGTGTAGAACGTGAGGAAGGGCCGCGGGGTCACGTCAGGGTCACCGTAAAGAAGCCGGTCGATTCCAGGAGCTCGGCCAGGCGCTCGTACATGCGCCGGCGCCAGCGCACCGCGATCGGCGGCGTCACCCGCGTCGCCGGCATCACGCCGCGGTTGTAGCCCTTGCCCGTTTTGCGCGGATCGGTGCCGTGCTCGTAGATCCAGGCGTGGGGCGCCTGACTGCGCACGATGCCGACCAGGATCGTCGTGGACGGATAGGCGGTCGCCACGCGCCCGGCGAGCGTCCCGGTGCCATGCGCCGTGTGCGAGGCCTCCGGATAGCCGCGGCGGATCTCCGCGGCCGCGCCCTCGGTGGTTTCGCGCACGATGCCCATGCCGTCGCCGCGCAGCTGGTCGGGCATCGCGGTGAGGGCTTGCAGCAGCTCCTGGACGCCGGTGAGCTCGACGCGTACGCTCATCGCCCGAGGACCTCCTCGCAGAGGAGCACCATCGCGGCGTTGGCGTCGTTGACGTCCTGGATGCCGCGCACATAGAGCGCCCGGTCGTCATCCTGGAAGAGCCGCGTGTTGAGCGTGATCTGCGGGTGGTAGTCGAGCTCGACCTGGTGCGTGATCTTGTTCTCACCGAAGGCCGTCGGCGACGACGGCCGGATCGCGACCCAGACCTCGTCCGGATCGAAGGTGACCGGCGTGTCGTCGGCCGCGACCTCCTCGAGGCGCACGAGATGCGGCCGCGCGCCGGCGCGCACGCGACGGGCGGTGGCCATCAGCAGGCCTCCACCGGCGGCGCCGGCCACACGCGGCCCTCGAGGGCCCAGTACGTCTCCGCGGCCGAGCGCGCCGCCTGCAGGTCGGCCTCGACGAGTCCGTCGCGGTCCTGGTCCATCGCGGCCGCCAGGATGCGGATGCCCTGCTTCACGAGCTCGGGCACGTCGTCGGCCGACGTCCGCCCGACGACATACGTCACGATCACGGGCCAGTCGCGCCCACTCTGCAGCGCCGGCCAGGCGGCGAGCGGCGCGCGCGCGATCTGCCCTGGCGTCACGCCGGTGCTATAGGTGTAGGCACTCGCGGCGAGCGTCGTGAGCGTGCCGTCGGTGGCGTAGTACTTCACCGAGGTCACCGACTGCAGCGGCGCCGCCATCGGGAGCGGCAGCGCGTCGAACCACCCGCTGAGCGACGCCTGCCAGGTCTGCGTCAGGAGCCCGGCGCCGAGATACGACTCGGCCGCTCCGGTCGCCGCGGCGATCCAGGCGTCCCAGAGCGTGTCCTCGCGGGCGTGCCGCACGCGCGCCTGGAGCTTCGCCTCGACTGGCGTGAGGACAGGCAGCTCCGGCGGCACGGTGCGCACCCAATCGATCCGGAGCCTCACGCGACGCCTCGCTTCACTTCGCGCGGGCCCGCGGGTTTCCGCTCCCGCGTGGCGGCCGCCGGCGGCGTGGCCACGATGGGCGCGGGCTCGGCGGCCGCGGCGACCGCCTCCGCGACGCCGGTGGCGAGGAAGGAATCCGCGACGCTCGACGGCAGGTCCACCTCGAGGCCGACGGCGAGCTGGAGCTCCTGGCCGGCGTTCTGCCAGGTGCGCGGCACGAGCATGCGGACGCGGCGCATCAGGCCCCCACCGTCGCAAAGCCGCGGGGCGCGCCGACGCCAGTCCCCGTCGTGATCGCGGCCTCGGCAAACTGATTGAAGATGCGCTGCCGCGCCGACGGTTGGAGGTCGATGAGGTCGGTGCGCATCTGGCGGCCGCGGGCAGCCCACGTGTCGCCGGCGACGGCCCGCGGCAGCTGCGCGGACACCTCGCGGCGGCCGCCCTCGTTGGGCAGCCACAGGCGGAGCAGCTGCTGGAGCTCGCCGGCGGTCGTGAACGTCGGCACCAGGTCGCCGAAGATCTCCCCGACCTCGCGTCGCGCCGAGCTGAGATGGAAGCAGCCGCACGCGGCGAGCTCGTAGGCGCGGGGGTTCAGCGACTCGGCGTGCGTGATGCGCGGCGCCCGGCGGGCCCACCCGATCGACTCGCGATAGAGATTCAGCCCGATCGACGCGCGCCGGTAGAGGGCGGCCGCGCGGGCGTTGTCGACGATGCCCTCGCGGACGAAGGGCCGCAGCTTCGAGCGAGAGCCGAGGCGCTGCCAGTTGCCGTACAGCCCGAGGTCGATGCCGGTCCAATCGACGGCCGACAGGAGCTCGGCGCGCTCATCGAAGCACGACCCGACGAACACGACGTCGTGCGCCGGCACCTGGTCGTCGGTGCCGGTGGTCTGGTGCACCGACGGGCGCCACGCGTGGCGGAGATACCGTGCCGGCGCCACGCGCGCGAAGTCGTCAACGCTCGAGCGCTCGGTGGTCCATACGAGGTCGGCGTGCTGCGCCCACTCGAGCTCCTGGGCGGTGTCGTAGGGTGACTCCGTCATCACCACCGCCACCGGGAGCCCGGCGCGCTGCAGCACGTCGAGAAAGGGTTTCGGGACGAACATCGCGCTCACCACGACGACCCAGTCGGTGCGATGCGCGATCGCCCGCGGCAGCAGATCGCCGAGGGCGTGGAGGGCGATGTCTTGCGCGCCCGGCTTCGGCGTGTCCGCCGTCGTCTTGCGGGCCTGCTTCCAGACCCACTCGAGATAGGCGGCCGACGACCCGAGGCGCTGGTCGAACGCATAGCGCCCGGCCTCGAGGCCAGCGGCGCGCAGTCCCTCCAGGATGCCGTTTTCGACATCCTTCGTGGACCACGCGGCCCCAGCCCCGAGGACGAGCACCTTCACCTGGTCGGCTCCGCTTACGACTGGCCGTGCGTGACCGGGTCGTGCGCCGCGCGCCCGAGGACCGCGACGCCGGAGATGTTCGCGTAGCCGGTGTTGCCCGCCGCGGTCACGTAGAACCGCACGTAGCGCTTGTTCCCGATGTAGCCGACCGACCGGACCTCGTTGTCGTCATCGAACTGGAACGAGGCCGCGGTTTCCGGCGCGGTGCCGCGCGTCTGCGACACCATGTCGGCGTCGGCGACGTCGTTCGCGGTGGCGAACGCCGAGTCGTCCGACTCTTGGAGCAGGAACGTGAACGTCGCGTCCGCGTCGACCAGGTCGCCCAGGGCCAGGGCGAAGAAGCAGGAGTCGTAGCCCTGGAGGTCGATGATCGCGCCGATCCAGACGTTGTTCCCGTTGTAGTAGTACGGGCTGTGGGCCCGCTTGATCTGCACTCGCGACAGGCTGTCTCGCATCGTCTCTTCTCCTTTGCGTCGCGGCCGGTTACGAGGTGCCGAACTTGAGGAACTTCATCGCATCGAAGTTCAGTACGTCGCCGCCGACGCGGGCGCGCGTGTAGAACTCGACGTAGGGCTTGGAGCTGTAGGGATCGACGAGCACCGTGATGCCGAGGCGGTCGACGATCTGGTAGGTCTCGAACATGTCTCCGAAGGCGATGGCCAGCGCGTCGGTCGTCGAGTACGTGGCCATGTCCTGCATCTTGCGCAGGGGGTAGCCGAGGAGGGTGTCC